CACAGAAACAGCTAGGTCGCTTCCTTGTATCTACAGGGTTGTTCGCAGGTGTAGCAGGTATGCCGTTGATGGGTGCGTTGGGTCAGATATACGACTTGTTTGTAGATGATGACGAAGATGATTTCGACGCAATGCTCCGTAAGACTGTAGGCGAAGGTTTGTACAAAGGTATTATAAACGAAGCCTTGGGTGTAGAGGTTGCAAGCCGTATCAGTCTTAACAGCCTGTTGTACCGCCCACCAATCATTGAGAAAGACCAATCACAATTCTTTACTTTGATTGAGCAGCTAGGTGGCCCAATCGTAGGTATCGGGTTGAGTATTGAACGTGGTGTAGGCTTGGTACAAGAAGGCGAAATACTTAAAGGTACGGAAGCAATCTTACCCGCGGCGGCGAGAAACATAATCAAAGGCGGTAAACAGGCTGCAACAGGTGAAGTCGAAACCCGTAGAGGTGACGCCGTGGTAGAAGATATTGGGGTGATGCAGGTACTCGGGCAGTTTGCCGGGTTTGCCAACGCTGATGTCATAAGAACCTATGAGATAAATAAGAACGAACGGCGGAAAGATGCGTTCCTTAGAACCGAACGTACACGTTTGTTACGCGCTGCGAATATTGCCGCTGCTAATGGTGATGCCTCTGGATACCGTGAAGCGTTGAAAAAGATACGAGACTATAATCGTGAGTTACCTAGAAGCGCACGTAGCAAGAACCTAATCATGCCTGATACAATCAAGAAGTCACGCAGAGCGTTCGATACGCGCACTAAGAAGATGGTGGGTGGTATTGAATACACGCCGTTTATGCTGCGTAGCTTGGACGAATACGATCAGGGTATACAGTTCCTCGACTAAAAAACCCCCGCACATCGGCGGGGGCAGTGGGAGGAGAACGACAAGTTGTCGAGCTTGTCACCTAACACGTATCACACAGTTCGCCACATGCGAACCCCAAACATACCGTTTTCTATGCGAACCCGTATTTCGACGTTCCAATTTTTGCGCGTTGCTACTTCAATGAGTTGTTTCTTAGCTTTGACATTGTTAACGCAAGGCACGAAAATGGACGCCCCCACCACCATGGCGTCCCAATCAACGATGATTTTTACTTGATCTGGTGCTAGATCATCAATCCTCAGTGGCTTCTGGTACAACGGTAAAACCTTTTAACTCTACTGCAATGGCGCGTATCGGGGGCAAGTTAAAGTTAGTGCCTTTAGACAAACGCATCTGTTTGCGTCTAGCACCCATCTCTTTCTGCATACCTTCCAACGTACTTGTGTAATCTAGCTTCTGCTCACCAAGCCACTTCTTGAACGGTTTTGGTACAATATACAGCATGTTTGTATCTGTTTCGTACCGCGCAACCAGAGAGCCGCGTGGGTTCTGATCGGGTATAACCATAGGCGTAATGCCTTCCGCGGCTTGTGCAGTGTCAGTGCTTTTGATTTTCAATATGCTACCCCAATGCTCGGTGGTAAATTCTGTAACCAATGTTTGTACAGACGCGGTGCTGTCGTCAACAAAGGCTTTCACACGTATGAGTTGCCCTGCTACCCACTTAAACAGCTTCTTCATGTCGTAGTCTACTATACCCGCACGTTTAGCAGCCAATGCCCCTGCCAATATAGCGGAACACCCACCAGACCAGAAACGGTTCTTCTGATCCAACCCTGCGGCCTTGTCTAGTTTCGCTTTAATCTTCTCGTAGTCTGCGGCGATTATCGTCTTGTTCTGTATAACGTATTGCACAAACTCAGGACCAAAATGCCCGTAGTTGTCCTGTACATCTTTGTACAAACTAGCAGACGTGATCGGGTCCACATCTATTTTAGGTATCTCGTCTACGCGTAACTCAAGCAACCGCTGCATCTCTGCTTTGGTGTCGCCCTTCGCCATGGCCATCTGTGCGTATATACTTACGTTACCTGACGACAGCGCGATCAGACGCCACGGCCTACCCCTAACACGTTCGTAGTTGCCGCCACCTGCCATTCGGTTCTTCTGCGTTCCCTCCGATAGTTGGTATGCGTAGTCCGATGCCTGCCTGCCGTGGATGTTTGTCATCTCGTCTGTGTTCAAACCCAAGTTGTGCATGACCTCGGCGCGGTTCATCCGCGAGTTTGGCGTATCCCCCTTGGTGCCCGTAAGTCCACGCGGTTCTCCCCATATAGCAGTGCCAGTATACATAGCGGTTGTCTTACCGCCCCCTGTCTCACCAAACAAATGTACGCCTAGACTATACAAACCTGTCAACGGCATCAGGATAGTGCCGAACCCTGCGCATACTGTGAACTGTTGTAGCTCCATACCTTCTTGGTTGTAGAAATCCAGTATTTCTTTGTGCCGTTCTCTTGTGCCTTTGGGGTTAAACAAACTTATCAACCCTGCAGTTTTGCTAGACGGTGGGTTATATTCCGTACCACTGGCAGTAATCAGTTGATCGCCCAACACAAACGCATCCATCTTTTCGTCATCAGTCCACCCGAACTGTTGGTGCGCTTCGCTTGCCGTGGTGGTTTGTTGTAGCTCGTTTATCCATGCTGCCGTGTACGTCATCAGTTTATCTACGTCCTTACCAAAAGTTGTTATGCCCTTCATGGACATGTGCTTGCGGAACTCTTCGCGTGAGGTGATAGCAGATAGTGGAACTACGAACTCTCGAACCCCATCTCTTGGCAAGTGTAGCGCAAACGCTATGACTTCTCCAAGCTCCACATCATGCAGTCTGCGCGTAACATAAAAGTCGTTGTGGTATACACAAACTTCTTCGGGGTCACCGTCTTCGTTCGTGCTGCGTAGATACACGCCCCCGTTCTGCCCTCTAAAGTATGGTCGCGGCAGTGCAGGTATGGTGATCTGCTTCGTGCTATCCCCATCTATTTCCTCTATAATATTGTCTTCTGGCGCAGCTTCTTTGACTTCTTTTGTAAGCACCGCAGGGGTTGTGATCTTACCCTTATTTGGGCAACCCTCGCACCCATCAGGGTTCAGCCGTTCTATCGTGCTACAAAAGTGTGGACCGCCTGTATCTTCCATCTTCTTTAGTGTGCCCTGCACACTGTAATCTTCGTGCCGTGCTGACATGATATGGGCCGCTTCTGCCCCGTCCTCACACACGTTGGCTATAGACAACCCTGCTCGCCATAAGTCATGGGATATGCTGTCTTGGTTTTTTATTATGTGTTTGATCTGGTTGCAGCCCGTACCGTTCTTGGTTTTCAACAACAGACGCTTGAAGCTACCTTTATAGTTTTGATACATCGCGTCTTTGAACGCGCTGACCGCAGATGTCTCACGTTTCTTGGGTACTGGTATCGGCTCGTCACCCAACAGCGCAGCGAACGCGTCGAAGTCCACGGTGTCAAAGTCTTCTATACCATAAAATTCTACAGGTAGGGGGTCACCGTACTTGTGATTGTGGGTGCTTGGCACACGTAAAACACTAGCAGCATCAGATGTACGTGATGGGTCTACAGGAAAACCTTGTTCTTCACATAACCTCTTTAGTCGTGTCGCTACGGGAAACCAATCTTCTCTACACACAGGCTCGGACAATATCCAATAGACATGTACGCCACGTCCTGAGTTCACAAGTGTAGGTGTAGGCAAGCTGTTATTTTCGCAGAAGGTGCGTAGTTCATCAATGGCGACTACCTGAGATGGAAATTCCTTATCGGGGCCGCAGTCTAAATCCAAGAAAAAAGACTTCATCCATTGCATGTTCTTTGCGGTGCGCGAACTACTGTCAAAAAACGTACCCAAACCGAAGAAAGCGTTCCACCCATTATCATTAAGGTTACGTGCTTCGTGCAGTAGGTCGTCTGTAGACAAGCAAAATGTTTGTTTAATCTGCTCGTTGGGTTTTGTACCTTTGATGGCCCATACGCAGTATTCCCCTTCGTGCGCTAGAACCAACTCTAAAAATCGTTTTGTTTTCATCACCACCACTCATACCATAAGAGTAACCACGGCTACCGTAGTAACCGTGGTGTTTTGTTTTAATCCTCGTCGTCAAATAAATCGTCTACGATATCGTTAAGATCGCCGCTTGACGTAGAGTTTACCGCTGCCTTTTTGACAGTCTTTTTAACTGGCTCCTCGTCAAACCCGTCATCGTCGTCTGCCTTGGTAGGCATCTCCAATACGTTGTTTGACTTGGGCTTCTCTTTGAATGGGTTTGGGTCTTCTGCCACAAAACCACCATCCACTTTGCCGAACGGGTTGGCACGTTCCATCGGAAGGTACTTAATAACCTGCACAGCGTTCAGCCTTAGTGACACGCTTTGGTTTCCCCCAAAGTCATATGGCACCAACTTCACGGCTACGTTGACCGTGCTGCCAGTAGTCAACTGGAAGTCTGCTGCTAGTGTGTTACCCTGCGAATCATACTGCGCAGGATTGTCAGTCACCTGACCGTTATACGCGCCCTTCAATGTGGCTTTGTGCGTATATGTACCGTTGTCATCTTTGACGAACGGGTTGGCCAGTTTCTCTGCCCACTTGTCCTCGCGGTTTGCCATGTAGCTTGCGCTCATAGCCTTGAACAAAGCCTTTGCAGTAGCTTGGTCCATGCGGAACTGGATAGAAAACTCCGCGTTAGTGTCACGCGGACCGCAAGGCATACTGCGGTTAACTTTTTTGTCAAACGCATAGGTTTGATCTATGCGCGGCCATAGGGCTTCAACGCCCTCAATGATATATGTGTCAGCCAATGTCGTTCTCCTTTCTGGCTATACGTCTACGTCAGCGTCGAAATCAAATTCTAGCTGTTCTTCTACAGGCTCGTTACGTATCTCGGCCTGTTCTGCTTCCTTGGCGGTGCTTGTCAACGCTTCGGTTACGGAAGTCTTATTAAAACGGTATGTGTTACCGATCTTGATATACGTGGACTTAGGGATATGCCCCTGCCGTACCCACGCACGGATAGTAGAAATGGATACCGCGAAATGCTTCGCCAAATCTTCTATTGGTACAAATGGTTCTGCCATTATTTCTTCCTTACTGATATGACATACTCGGTGTCTACGTTCATGCCTTTGGGCATAACGTCTGGGTTCTCCTCCAAAAACTGTTTGATGTTGGTCTGGTTCAACCGTTTGTCTAGGAACTCAGGTACATCATGCTCCTTGATGAAGCTGTACATCTGTTCCCAATCACTGGTCCAATACTTGGTTTTAGTAGACCGAAAAAACAAACCTTCAGAGGTTCTAACGCTCTCGACATTGTGGTTTTCACAGTAGTCCAGTAGCGCGTTCTTTAAGATTTCCTGTTGGCGAACCAACGCTCCATCTTCTTCTTTGTACCTTGCAGATAGCTCCGCTCTTTTTGCCCGTAGTTTTATATAGGCTTTGGTCAGCTTATCTGCAGGGATGTCGGATGTATCCTCCATATGCGTTCTCCTAATTAACGAGAATTACACTTTAGTTGTTAAATGTAACCTAGTCAAGTAATTCTTTGTAAAGGTCGATCATTTTTGTGTGTACGTCTATTCTGTTATTCAATAGTGAATAAATACGCTTTTCCACGGCAGAACCTTGTAGCTGCACGACTGTACAACGGTGCTTCTGACCTGACCTATGAACCCTAGCGTTAGCTTGGGCGTATGTTTCTAGTGAAGACGTTGGCCCCCACCACACCACAGTATTGGCTGCTGTTAACGTAACACCGTGTGCTGCCGACTGCGGTTGGATGACTAGCACCCTTGGATCGGGGGTATTCTGGAACCGTTTGAAGATATCGGTCCGTTGCGCTACAGGTACGTCCCCCCGTATTATTTCTGTAGGCACCCCGTCAGTACGCAACTTATCTGTCAATATGTCAATGGTGTGTTTGAAGGGTACGAACACCAAAACCTTTTGACTGCTCTCGTCGATCACCTCTTTCAGCACTTTATATCTGTGCTTGATGTCGAACTCTAGCGTGTCACCTTCGTCGGTGTAGACCGCCCCTGCAGATATTTGCAGTAGCTTGTTCATAATGATTGCCGCGTTCATCGCGGTTACTTCATCGTCACCCACCGTCATAGTCATGCTCTTCTTGAGCGTGTTGTAATATTTTTTCTGTTGTCGGGTAAGCTCAACGTGTCGGTTCGTATATGTCATGTCGGGTAGATCAAGACATTCTTCTTTGGTGAACCGTATGGCAGGTTGTAAGATGTTAAACACAAGGTCCGATGCGGTAGGTTTGACCACCCACCTAAACTGTGTAACCTTCGTCATAACCATATCGCGGAAAGACCCAAAGAACCTTGGCACAGATTGTGGGTCAATAAGTTTGGCTAGGCCGTACGCGTCTAACGGCGACTGCGCGGCAGGTGTACCCGTCATCATCCACAACCAAGTATCGTCACCCACTAGCTTGTTCAGTACCTTCCATCGTTTAGACTGCGCGTTCTTGTAGTGCGTAGCTTCGTCAACAATAATCAGGTCGAACCCACCGTTAGCGATTGCATCTGACACAATCTCTACACCGTCATAGTTTATTATGACAAACTCAGAACCTTGCTGGATGATCTCGCGGCGTTTCTTAGATGCACCATGGGCTATATCCACACTGCGGTGCGGTGCAAACGTAAACAAATCTTCACGCCACGCGCTATCCATGATGGATAGGGGGCAGATAACCAGAACGCGTTTGACCTTGCCCTGCTTCATTAGGTAGTCCGCTGCCCAGATAGCCGAGGCAGTCTTGCCTGTACCCTGCTCGTTAAAACAAAACGCTTTTGGGTTCATTGTCAGGAAGGCCGCGGTCTTCTTCTGGTGGTCGAACGGTGCGTGTTTACCTGTCCATGTGTACCTACCGTTGATGGGTGACGGTACATTTATATTTAGTTTGCGCAGTGTATGTGCTTCGTCGATACCCCACTTGACCAAGACTTCGTGATCTTGCACGGTCTTGCTCTTAGGTATTGTTTCAGTGACACGTTTTGGGTTGCGCAGCTTTAACAGCAGCGCCCTACCATCCACTATCTTCATGTGTTCTCCTTTCGGGCATCTGCCCGAATTATTTTTTCTTCTTGTAGTTCCGTGCGCGGTTCTTGCTGCGGCTTTCAATTCTTACACCGTCTTTATTTGAACCGCCTTTCGACAAGGCTTTCTTGTGGCTGATATCTTTGCCTTCGCGTTTATCAGCTTTACCGTTCTTGTTTTTATCTACGCCTTCCCGATCCATCTTGCGCCGTGCACGTTGCCGTTCCATACGTGCTTCAAAGGCTTTGCTGCCGACAGGTTTGTTCTTTTGTTTTGGGCGATCTTTGGGGTTTTTGTAGGGCATCAGTTGGCTCCGTTGTAGACACATTCAATGATAGGACAGTATCGCTTACACAATCCGTTAGGTCGTGCGTTCCACATGTCTTCTTTTGCTGCGGTTTCCATCTGCCCATACTTGCCGAGCCACTTCTCCCACAGCTTGGACTTATCATACTCCATGTAAGTATCTTTTACCAAGTCATTACAAACTACAAATAGTAATGCAGCGCGTACCTTTTTGATCTGCGGATACCGCGCCATCAGTGCAAGGGCCATCAACTCTAGCTGTCCCTTATCTGCGTACTTGGCAGACTTGCCTGTCTTGTAATCCACAACAGTGGCTACTTCATCGTCTAGTATTACTAGATCAGCGATACCGCGAAACCAAACGTCAGAGGCGTAGAAGTCACAAGCCTCTAGGTTCTCCGTCAGGCCCATCTTTATCTCGCATAGCTTTTCGCCCTGCCTGTTCTTCAAAGATGTTAGGGCTTTCTTCGCATAGCTGAACTTCGCGGGTACGGGTGTATCTTTACCAATGAAGTCTTCGGCCATCTTATGGAACTCGTTGCCATATAGTATAGCCTCGGTCTGCACGAACGGCACCTCTTTCAAGATGTGTTTGTGGTAATACTGCTTCGGGCACTGCTCAAAGTCTTTGATCTTACTGAAGGACCACGGCCATACTTTTGTCACTCACATTCTCCATATGATTTACCTGTTCCGCTTTCACATGTGATCGGTAATCCATCAGCCCACTTAGGTGTTTGGCTCATACATTCTTCGACATATGCTCGCGCTTCATCCAACTCCTCGTCGGTTACACAGGCCACAATACTGTCATGTACAGTTAGCACAACTTTGTATCTCTTGGCAATAAGTAACATTTGATGTCCTATGATACAACGTGCAATAGCTTGGCATACGTTCTCCACCACCTTACCGCCGTATATACGCTTTGCGCCTCTGCGCGTTTTGTATGTGTACTCGGGACCACGCTCACCCTGCTCTGCGGTCAACCCATGATAAAACATAGGTAGACCAGAAGGTAAGATTATTGAGCTGGTAGATGCGTCCACTTTTAACACGCCCTCGCGCCCAAAGTTTAGGGTATCCCCACGCTGCATATACTGCACCATGTTGTTCGCGGCTCGCCACAAGGAACTGATTGCGCCGTTGGCATCGCGGTATACTTGTATGATGCGCCGTGCTTCTTCCAAGTCTATGTAGACACCCATGCCCTGTAGCTGTGCTTGGAACTTAACGGCACCCATGCCGTAACCTGCGCCAAGGATGGTAGTCTTACCCACAAATCTCTGGTCTTTGCTCACCCCGTCTACTGGCACGTTATAGATACTGGACGCCATGTACTTGTATACGTCCTCGCCATCCGCAAACTGTTTGGTCAAATCATCTTGCCCTGCAAGCCACGCCAACACACGCGCTTCGATCTGTGAACTGTCGCAGTCTATCAGAGAATGTCCTTCGGGTGCGATAAGGCTTTGCTTTAGCTTCTTACCGTTTGGCCCACGGCTCGGTAGGTTTTGCAGGTTGATCTTATCATCGCCACCCCACCGTCCAGTATGCGCAGCGTAATATCTTACAGGGACAGGCAGAAGCCCACGGTCTGAGATGTCGATAAACCTTTGGGTCCGTGTTTCTTCTAGTGTAGACTTACTACCAAGACGCGCCGCTACTAGCGACTGCACACGATCATCCTCATGTTCTAACAACTGTTTGAACGCTTCGTCGTTCTTGGCAAACGCGAATGTTTCTTTGCCTGTGGTCAGGCTCGTCTTCATCGGGGGCTTGACCCCAAACCCTTTCAACAACTCCGCGAACTTCGGGTTGGACATAAGGTCTTTCTTATCTTCTACCCCTGCATCAGTCAGCAGTTTGGCCTTGCGGTCTTTCACATCTTGAAGGTGCGACTGCAACAAGCCACGGTCTAAATCCAAAGTAGGTTCGGTAAACATACGCAGGGTGGCGTCTATCAAACGTAGTTCCTGCTTGGGGAACTGTCGGGCCATCCTACTAAAAAGTTTATAGGTGAGGTTCACATCGTTGATGCAATAGTCGCCGTACTCCGCTAAATCTACGGGTCCAAAATCTCCACGCCTTTTCCCGAGGGCACGTACGACCTCTGTCCCCTTAGTGCCGAGATTGTATCTTTCAGATAACGCCGCGAGACTTGCGCGAGCTTCAGTCCCATGTAAAGCACGGGCGATACACAAAGTATCGGTATACATCCGAGGACGAATATCAAAATGCCAATTAAGAATGGCACCATCAAACATAGTATTATGGCAAAGTACCATAGCTTCTTCCCAGTGGAAGGCTTCAAGGTATTGTTTAAGTTGTTCATGCGTTCCACTAGCCCACTCCGTTTCTCCATTATTTACTTTGACAGCCACGCCGATCACCTCAAAACGAGGATCACGGACGTAGGCTTCTGTTGTTAATTTAGACAGAGAATAATCCCTGTCGTAGAAGGTTTCAAAATCTAACGTGATTAGGTCCATCAGACCTTACCCACTATCTCGCCACCACATGCCATGTAACCACATGCGTCTACCCAGTTGTCTGGATGTGACGGGTTCGACTTTATACGCGCAGCTTTCAACAACGTCATCATCACAGCTACATCAGTAGCACTTACGTCCACACCTAGATGCACCGACCAATACTTACCTATGGTGCTAAAGTTATCTTCCATGTTGCCATGGTCAGCCGCACGATCTTTGGTCACATATTCTTTGGCGGTATCTAGCACCTGCCCACGCGTGACCCTACGCGCTTCCTTTTCAAACACTTCGTCTGGTGTGCCGATCTTCTTTAAAAGTTTATAGACGTACCCATAAGATGTGTTAGTCGCGTCTGCGATTTCCCTAGCTTTCGCTGTAGGATGTTTTATCTTGTACGCCCATATCTTATCCGCGTACGGTGATCCTTTCTTAGCCATTTATGCCTCCACCGCTTCGTCTTTTTCGTCACGTAATACACGCACGATATCTTCCAATGGAGTGACATCCACCCCTATATGTTCAGCGCAGCCGCGGAACCGCTCCAACCACGCAGCTAGACTTGTGCCTGCCTGCCTACGTAACTCAGATTGCGCAGTTTCATCATTAGGATCAAACGGTTCATACCCACCACCATCACGCCTTTTAGACACAGGGGATATATACGCAGGGTATTCTGCCACCTTGATAGAAACCACCGAGCTTTCGACTTCTTCTGTCTTCGCAACGATACGCAAACCAGATGCCATCTGACGTGCCATTTGAATACGGAATTGACGCGCTGCTTCTGCATCATCCATCTCGTAGAACGCAGGGTAAGCCTCATGTTCTGGTTGCCCTGCTAACCAATCGACAAACTCTGAGGGCACAAACATGTTCGCGCCTGTTTTATGCAGATAATCGTCAATGATACGCTGCTTTGTTTTCTTAGAAAAATTAGCCATATTTAGTTCTCCAGTAAATTTATTTTTATGTAGTGGGCCACTACAGCCCACCACCTTCTCATTAGTTTAGCTGTCTCGTCGTGCCACACCGCGCCACATCGGACCACGCTGCGCCACACCCAACCTAGACCGCCCAAACGGGCCGCGCCACATCGGAACGCGCCACATCGGAACGCACCACGACCGCCTCACCCGACCATATCTCACCGTAGCTCGCCATACCCGAACACAACACACCTTGACCGCCTTGCCGTACCACGCCCGTCCGTGCCTTAACCCAACTCACCGCGCCTCAACCGCCTTGACCTCCATACCAAACCCCGCCCGACCTTAACATATCAGACCTCATCTCACCTCGACCGCCCCGACTGACCGCAACGGACCAAACCCCAACACTCCATAACCGCCTTATCCGTGAATTAGGGCGGCGTTAACCGCCCCTCTTCGTTTAAGCTGCTCGACGCAACCGTTCTTCTTGTAGGAACTGCATAAGCTCCGCTGTCTGTTCATCAGCACATTCGGGGTACTCCAATGCCATCTCTTGGACTTCACGCGCTTCTTGCGTGATATCATCCCAAATAGCCTGTTGTTCCCCCATATCCTCAGAACCTGTTACAGAGAACGTGCCATAGGAACCACGACCTTTCTCCTGTCTGAAGTCACCAAGCCCCACGATTATCCCTGCGTTCATTAACAATGACGAGATAGCCATGGCACTGAGCGTTGGTGTAACGAACTTTATATCCACCTCTGCACACCAGTTGGGTAGATATGCACGGGTACGAACATCGGGGGTCTTATTCATATCCGCAGACCGAACAATGTCCATCTTCAGATACGGCTTACCCCAAATCTGCACATGGCTTTCGGGTAGAAATATTAGCCGCTGCACACTTGTCTTAGTGATCCCTGCCGTTTCTAATGCAGCCGTAGCCATAGCACCTTTTACCCCTGCCGCAGGGAAGCACAGCAGCGTGTCTCCTGTTTTCTTAGTGTAAACACTTTCCCTAAATTCTTTTTCGGGGTTATGTTTTAGTTCTTTCTTTTCAGCCGCAGTCTTTTTACCTGCGCCCACTAACAGATCACGCCACGCTTTTGCGCCCATACTATTAAAGTACAACGGTGTCTGACCAACCATCCGCAGTTTGATACGCCCCTGCTTGACAGTATGTATTTCGAGGGGTGCCCCTGCTGTTTTCTTCGCAACCATAGCCATTCTCCTATCTTGGCAAACCATATTTATTTTTTAGTGTTGACGCCCATTTTCGGCTTATGCCCATTATTTCTGCGGCGTCTCCTAACGTCATCTTACGCTGCAACATGCGGTTCAGCACTTCAGCGTCCTTCGTCAGCTTTAATTTGTTCTCCTCCTTTCTGGGTCTACCACCCTTTGAACCATTTTCTTTGTGCATGGTGTTGTTTATGTACCTGTTACTTGTTACTAAACGAGGATTATCTTTCTTATCTTTTTTGATTTGTTGCTCCCACTTTTGTCGGTACAACTCCTCGTATTTTACACGTTCCTGTTCGTTCATATTTTTACACCGTGGTCACGCAGCGTCTTGACGTAGTTATCAAGCTCCTCACGCGCAGCCCAAAGTTCCTG